CAAAGACAGTGATTGGGCAGAAGAATATAGTATGTTAAAAGGCCCAAATGGTTTTGAGTGCTGTTTAACAGAACCAGAGGACAGAGTATGGTACAGAGATGGTGATATTGCTGTCCAAGAGCTTAATAAGCTCGATAAGCGAATCAAAGAGCTTGAGGAGGCCTTATTCCAACACAGATGGGATATGCACTATCCATCAGATAGACCCTGCCCAACTTGTAGGCAAAGTGCAAAAGCTTTAAGACTTAAAGTACCAGACCATTGTGCAAGAAAAGAATTAGATGAGAAATCCCTGAAAGGAAAATGAAATGGATAGAATACTTAGACTCAAAGCCGAGCGAATCGAAGAGCTTGAAAAAGCTGTGGATGAATGGAGGACAAAGGCAGATTCAGAACTGGCTATCAACGCGAGGCTGCATACTGAAACAGCAAAACTCAAAGAGCTTGAAGGGGCAACAAGAATAATATGTCATGTAGAATCTTGTTCTTGTCGTACCGCAGGAATGTGCAAAGCCACGACCATACATTTACAGCCTTGTTCTCCTGATGCTGATAATGTTGTAGGTTGCTCGGAATTTACTGAAAAACCCTGAAAGGCTAAGGATGGCAAAGCGAGAACCAAATTACTACGGAATTAGACTTGAGATACGGGGCAATGAAGGGTTAGTGTTTTTAGTTTACCGCGACGCACTAAAAGAGCGGGAAGAATGGGTTAATAGACTACGGGGCAACAGACAACAAATCATAGCCAAGGCCGAGGACATCCGTTTAGCGAGGCAAATCGAAGCTCCATTAAAAATCCGCTAAGGCTTGGCCTGGGTGATGGCAGCTTTAATTTTGCAAATAGTGCAACGACCACAATCACAATCTTCGAATCCTGGGTATCTTGGATCTGTTTCAAGAAGCATTTTTGCCTCTATGGACGCTGCCAGCAAATCATCCCGCTGCTGTTTGAGGGTTTTGATTAACTCATCTCTTTTTTGCAATTGACGAAACATCTTTGGGGCAATCCGAATTTCGTCTTTAACTTCTTCCATAAAATTCTGAAGTTCACTCATAATATCACAATTTCCTTTCGTATTTGGCCATTTCAGGCCGTTTAAGGTATATTTCGAGGCCACCACATCCATTCTAAGCGACGAACGGCAGGGCGAGGGCATCAAACTACCTTGTTTTTCTTTCTTGTTAATTTGCCAATAACCACGCCCATCTCCATAGCATCGCCACAACAAAATTGCCATTCTTTGTAGTTTCCTTTGTCGTCAACTGTCGGAGTTGAACGTTTACATTTTCGGCATATAAAAACAGTCTTTGCCATTTCACGCCACCTTTCAAGTTATCGTTATACTTTCAGCACACAAGCCCGGCCAGTGGTTAGGCTGACCGGTAGTGTGGGCTGTTAGGAATTACCAACCAATACTTTTGCTTGCTCTAACTTGCTCAGCACTGCTAACTTGACTACGTTTTTCAGCCAGCACTTTAGAGTAATATTTGCCGATTTCTCCCTGAAACCAAGGACTGCCGATAGGTGCGCTTCTCCATTTGCTTAATAGAGATTCATAATCTGCGTTATCTATCCAACTTTTCATTGATTCGTCCATTTTTCTATCCCTTCATAAAGTGGTAATGTTTAACAGCATACGCCGGAGCGTTGTATGTTATTAGCCTTCAGCTATTTCTTCGGCTTCCTCTATTGTGTCAAACGGGCCTTCGACTGTATCATAACCACTGGCCTCTGTTGTAGCTTCATCTGGACTGTCTACACTAAATACATCACATTTAGGGCCGTGTACGCCATCGCACCAACCTACATAATATTTTAACATTTTCCTATCCTTTCAAATAAAAAGCCCCGACACAATATGAAAGCCGACCAAAGCTTAGAGGGAAAGTGCCGGAGCTTATGATTGATTTGATTATGGCCTTGGTCGTTTTCATACTGTTATTATTATCGACTACTTAGGCTAATTTGTCAACAAAAAAATTATGATTATCTGAAAATATTTGTCAAATCGCTGTTTCAAGCCCAAAAACGCATAAAAAACTTCAGACAAAATATAATATATTTTATTCTCTGGTTATTCTCTGGACAAAATTCAAAACAGTTCGTAAATTGTATTCATGCACGGATGCAGTATAAATGATACAAAAGTTAAGACGAATTTTAGTCAGCCTTCGGATACTATGGATTTAGAAAAGCCGAGGGCTGGCTTTTTTTATTCTCATCTTTTGATTAGCAACAGGACAGGACAGTGGCGCGTACTCTTCGTCGGGGCAGCCGGGAAGGCGTAAAACCAAGTGCGCAGCAGAATAGGCAGGCTTAATAGAGCCTATCCAGACATAGCCTAACTGGTGAAAAGGGCAAATATCGTAACATCAGAAGCTTTTCTGAAACCTATGGTATCTATGGTTGAAAAAGCAGCTTGCAATAATGACAAACACTCTTTCAAAGACAAATTATGTTGGAACGATACAGAAAACGTCTTTGGATGTACCAGCGCGAAGAATCGTAGTGACTATGTTAGCTACTCGCAAGAGTCAAATTTACCAACATAGTAGGTTATTGTAAGTGATAGTAGCAATACACAATAATACCGTGTTGTTGTAGTTATTAACTAATGGCCAAAGCTAATAGCTAATATAACATAGCTGGGATGTAAACTAAGTAGCATAAGACAGTAAATAAATGGAAAACATAAACTGGAAAGGCGCATTCAATCGGTTCAATACTCCGCCAGATGCCATTGTAGCGTCTTATGATGATGATGAGCAGATGAACACAAAAGAGCTTGAAACGCTGGAATATAAAGCACCTGAACAGCCAAAATATGATAAATGTCAATATTGCGGAGCCGGGCGTGTGGTGAGGCCATCGGGTGAATGGCAGTATTATTGCAATTGTGATGACCCAATAAAACGCCCTGAACAGCCCATAAATACAGGATGTGCCGCTAAGGAAGATAATGAATGTGAATGTCAAATGTGTGGTGATACCAAGCAAATTTATGGAGACCCTTACGGCGTACCTTGCCCAGAATGTGTAGTTAAGAGCTCAAACCTTGAGATAATCAAACAAATTGTAGGTTGTATAAGGGTAGAATCAGCCCTATTAAACGAGCTTAGGAAGGCTTGTGAATGAACCTTAAACAACAACTATTCGTTACATACTACACAGAAGGAGATACAAAGGGCAACTGCGAACAATCAATGCTTAAAGCTGGATATAAGCCTGGATATGCAAGGAAGAACTCTGGTAAGTACATACAGGCAATTACAGGCATTAAAGAGGCCATTGATGACGCTGTTAATGATATAAAAGAATGGATGAGCGGCAGTAGAAAGCTCTGTGATAAGCTATTTATGGAAAGATATGGGGCTTGCGTAGCCAGAAATGATAACACTAATGCTATAAGATGCGTTGAGAACAAGGCTAAGAATGTGGGTTATTATGCTTTAGACAACGCACAACGCACAGAGCAGACTAAATTGGACGAGACCAAGCGTAAGGAGGTTAAACGGATTGCAAAGCTCTTAAATGAGGACACAATCAAGGAACAGCACATAATAAGGCTGGAGGCAGGCTAATGTATTCTACACATTATTACATAAATGAGTATAATAACAGGCTTTATGGCCGTTATCTTGACAGTGTACCCGCATTATTGGGCTTAAATCGAGGGTATTTATAAGGATAGCTAATGTATAAAGACAAGGACAAGCAGCGAGAAGCTAATAGGAAGGCACAGGCCAAGTTTAAGGCCAAGGGTATTACTGAAGGTATTACTGGTCAGGGTATTATTGACACAAAGCGAGTAATACCCAAGTATCCAAGTATATCTGATGCTGAATTCACAAGGCTGTTGGCCACTGTGCCTCCAGGCACGCCCAACCAAAGAGTCTCCAAGCCAGGTGATGCTGACTACGTGCCCATGTGCGAGACTACAAGGAGATGTATAGATGGGCAAGGCTAAGGCAGATAGAACAGTACAGTTAAGACGTGCCCAGGTTGACTACCTAACAAGGGAACAGGTACAGAACAATATCGAGCAGCACAGGTTTAGCCGGCTTGTGTGTCAAGGCTTAAAAGTTGAGGCCCGGCCTGTTCCTAAAGTACCTAAACCCCCAAGGGGGCCGGGGCTGACTAAATCATAGTATGCCTCGACATATTTATAGTATTTATGGAATGTCAAGATAATTTTATGGAATGAAAGGAAAAAAGTATGAAAGCAAAAATTGAAAACGAAAAACTGATTATTGAATTACCGGTCAATAATCCACTTGCGGTATCAACAACTGGCAAGACAAAAGTAGTTGCAAGCAGTCACGGAAACAAACAATTTGAGATGAAAGGAATTGGCCTTGTTTTTATTGGTGTGAACGCTTTTATTTATCCAGAATCAAGTTGACATATTTTATGGAGAATCGAGAATGTCAAGATAAAATTAAGGTCAAAACCCCATTTTTATGGGCTAACACCTCATTTAATTTACGGGCTTTTGTTTTGGCTAATTCCAAATTCTTGTAAAAGCAATGGAATGGGCGTGGCAAGGCGTAATGCCCCAGATTTTTTATATAGCTGGCGCTTCACTTTCGCATAGTGCCACACATAGGGAAGCCGGGACGGGGGCGACCTTATATATTTATTATAAAAATAACGGATGTCAAGAACATATATTGAAACGAAAGGGAAAAAATGAACAAGGAGTTAAAAAAGCAGGTTATTCAACACGGAAACAGTATTAATGATTTACAGTCCGAGATATTGAGAATTAAGAATGTATTATTTCCTCCGACTCATTATGAGATTCGTTGTGAGTGTACGAATTGTAATCGTAGTCAGTATATGTCTGTTCCGATGGGCGAGTTAAGGCCAAAGACTTTCAAATGTAATAAATGTCAATGTGAGGTAGATGCAGTTTTAGTTGGCTGGTAAAGCTATTTTATAAAAACTATGGAATATCAAGAACAATATAGGATACAATGTTAGCAATAGTACCGATAGGAGTCCCAGATAGGCCGTAGGACGGACGAAGAATGAATTATTCATTAGAAACTGTTGAGGAAAAGCTAACTCATTTGAAAATACACTTATGGGAGTTACAACGAGAACAAGATACAAAGGGCAATGCAGCGATGGCTTATGTTTTACAGCATTTGACTATGATTGCTGACAATGCCAGAATGCAATATCTTGACCAAAAAGAATCCAAGCCACAGGAGAATAGGATGGACGAAGAATGAAGCGTAGGGACTAATAATTTAACTTAAAAAACTGATTTTTGCAACAGATACGGCTGTGTAGGAGCCTACACCTCTTACACCGCCGTTTTTTGTTGCGCAGAAAGGCAATAAATGACAGTAGAACGTGAAATTAGCGGTAGAACGGACTTGACTATTAACGAGGCCGTCAAGGAACGTCTGGAACTCATTGAATATATGAAGTCGGAGAACTGGACATTTCCGGTCATAGAGAAGATTGAGCGGCGTATTGCTGACTTGAATAACCTGATAGCCGAGAGAGTAACTGATGGATGTAACTCCTGAAGAAATAGCAAGAGAAGACGCCGGATACTGGGCTGTACTAAATGAAATCAAACTCCAGAGCGGGGTTTTTTCATGGAATACTCGCGAATACCAAAGGGAGCCTCTTAGTTCTGAAGCCAAGAGAATATGTTATATGAAAGCCACACAACTTGGTTTTACTGAAATGGAGGTTTTGAGGTCACTTCACGGTTTGATACACGGTCGTTATCCGAGAGGTATTGGTTATTATTTTCCAACTAACGATGATGTTCAGGAATTTGGCAAGTCCCGATTCAATCCATTGATACAGTCTAATCGTAATGCTATTGGAAAATTTGTTAAGGATACCGGCAGAAAGGGTACTGATACCGCATCATTAAAGAAAATAGGTGATGCCTTCTTATGGTTACGAGGAGCGAGGATGCCTCGTAAAATAGATGAGCAGGCCGTATCGTCCAAGACATCATCCATTCCTCTTGATAGGATTGTTTTTGATGAATTAGATTTAATGGCGGATACCGACGATAAATTTACTGTTGTCGGCAAGGCCAGAGGAAGGTTGCGGGATTCTGAATTATCGGAAGAGTGTTTCATTTCTAATCCGACCACACCCAATTTTGGTATAGACACTTTCTTTGCCAAATCCGACCAGAGACAATGGTTCAGGTTTTGTGAGGCTTGTGGCAAACATACGACTTGTGCCGAACTCTTCTTTATGGAAGACCCTGAAAAATGCGTGAGATTGCGCAAGGATGGTTCTGGTTATATTACTTGTCTGAAATGTGGAAAAGAGATTCCTAACTATCCCGGCGAATGGGTTCCTGCTTATCCCCAAAAATCTGCTTATATGCACGGTTATCAATTATCTCAATTAACAAGCGTAAGAAACGACCCTGCCGAAATACTTTCAGAGTACAGAGACCCACCAGAAGATAATTTAAGCTCGATTGTCCGATTAAGATTAGGTTGGCCTCATATCTCTGCGGAGGACAAGTTAAGAAAAGAAGATGTTCTGAGTTGTTGTGGTGAAAGTAACTATCCTCTCAACTCCCATCCCGGTCCTTGTTTGATGGGTTTGGATTGTATGAAGGGCAAACATCTGATTATAGGCGCACGCACAGGCTCGGAAAGTTTTGAAATCTACAAGCTCGCTATAATCAGGGGCGAGGGGATGGATAGTTGGAATGAGATAGAGGACATTTGTAAAAGGTTTAATGTTAAGGTCGGCGTAGTCGATATTCGGCCATACGAAGATATGGCGAGACATTTCCAAAAGAAGGTAAATTTCAAAGTATGGTTATGTGAGTACAAGGAAACTACCCCTCTTGGTTCGATATTTAATCCGAACACGAAGATGGTAAGCGTATGTCGAACAGAGATTATGGATACTTCTCATAGGTTGGTAATAACGCCTGGCAATTTAGTTCTTCCTCGCAGGAGTCCTGAGATAATCGAATTTGCCAGACAGTTATGTTCTCCGTTTAAGGTAGAGGAGTTGAACAAGAAAACAAAACAAATGGTCTATCGTTATCGCAAAACAAATGACCCAGACCACTTCCGTCATTGCTTGAATTATTTACTTCTGGCTGGAAACAAATCGGGCATAGTGACAAAACATGGAAGAAACAGAAAACCCCGCCAGACGGTAGCCAACAACGATTATGCAAGAGTATGAAAGGTTAAAAAATGAACAATTTATCAAAAGAGATAACTGATATTGTGAATGAGTACATTAACAAAGGACTGACCACCGAAGAAGTTTGCGGCGTTTTGGACGTTGTGAGTTTTCGTGTTAAGCAGGCGTCTTATATCTTGCCTGAATCCGAATCAGGCGGGCCAGAAGGAGAAAACTAAATGGGCGGACTTTTCAAGAAACCCGAACCGATACAAATGCCTGAAGTCGAAGAGCCACCGGAAGTAGTAACCGAGGCGTTGAAGGGTGAAGGTGACAAGCCCAAGAAACGCAAGGGTCGTGCCGAGACCATTATCACCGGCGAGCTTGCGCCTGAAGGTATGGGCAAAACTTTATTGGGATAAAAAATGGCAGATAAAACAGCAGAACAGTACATAAAATCATACGAAATCGAGTGGGGCAAGAACGGCAACTTCCGCAATCTCTGGCAGGAGACCGCCGATTTAATGTTTCCTCGTGAAAGCAACATATCCACTACCAAGTACAGAGGCACGGAACAGACCAAAAAGGTTTATGATACTACTGCTATTACCGATTCAAAGGAAATGGCTGATGGCCTGTTGTCTGCGATTATTCCCGCTGGAGAACATTTCTTTCAGTGGAATGTATCTAAAGACAATATCGGCGGACAATCGGATGAATACGAAGATTGGTGTGCGAGGGCTACCGATAAGCATCACAGGTCTTTATTCGCTTCCAATTTCATGTCGCAGGAGAGCGAGTTTATGCGCTCTCTTATCTGTTTCGGGACGGGAAATACCTATTCCGAATGGTCTGTAAAGGCTGGTGGTCTGAATTTCAAGGACTACGATATAGCGCTCTACATAATGCTCCTGAACAATGAGGGCATTGTAGATACTATGATGATAAAATTCCCCTTCACCGCAAGGCAGGCTGTTCAGCAATGGGGTGATAAGGCAGGCAAGAAGATATTGGAGGCTAACGCAGACTCCAAGAAACAAGAGGATATATTCCAGATACTGCACGTAGTCAAACCGAGAGAAAAAAGGAACCCACGATATTCGGAAGACCCGATGAATATGCCTTGGGAGTCTGTCTATATCGAAGTAGAACACAAGCATTTGATTGACGAAGGTGGATTTCCTGATTTTCCATATCATCCTGCAAGATGGATGGTGACTACAGGCGAAATTATGGGCAGGGGCATAGGAACACAGATACTTCCACAGGTCAGGGTCTTACAGAAGATGAGGTGTGACAAGGTAGAATGCGGCAATAAACATAATAATCCAGCCCTTGAAGTTCTCGAAAGTTTTGAGGGTGAGGTTAAAGTATTCGCAGGAGCTATCAATCGTGTTCAGGAATTAAATTCGATAGCTCCAATAAAAGGTGTTCAAGGCAATCTACAAGCTACTAAAGAAGAAGTTGAGGCTGAACGAGAAGAAGTTCATACTGCTTTTTATAAGAACGTCTTTAATCCAATTACAGGTCTTAAAGGCGACAGAAGGACTACGGTAGAGATACGTGAAAGAACACTCGAAGGACTAAGACGGGTAGGTCAACCAGTCGGTAGATTACAAACGGAGCATTATGAGCCTCTACTTAAAAGGACATTGATGCTTGAGATAGAGAATGGTGAGATACCCAGACCACCGCTTGGTCTTGAGACTGTAGAGATTGAGTATTTAGGTTTAATGGCAAATGCTCTTAGTTCAGGACAGGCCGCAGCCTACCAGAAAGGCGTTGCGATAGGTCTTCAGATGAAAGAACAAATTCCAGAAATAATGGATAATATCAACGTTGATGAAGGATACAGGAATCTATGCCGTCAGTTAGGTATGAGAGCTGAAGATATAAAGTCAACAGACGACAGGGACGCTATCAGGAAAGCACGTCAGGCCGAACTTCAGAAACAACAGGCGCTTGAAGCTGCTCAGGTCGCTGCTCAGGCTTATGGACAGACCACAGGTGCGCCGGAAGAAGGCAGTCCGGCGGGGAAAGTTATGGAGGCCACAAATGCCTAAAGGAAGCAAAGTACACAAAGTCTATACAAAATTAGTATCAACGGGAATGAGTAAGGGTAAGGCTGCGAGAATAGCCCAATCCAAGACGGGGCAATCGTTAAAGACAGGTAGAAAACCGAAACATAAATGAAAATCGACAGAGACGAAAAACAGACAATCATCGACTATCAACAGACCTTCGGCACAGAGGCAGGCAAAAGAGTTTTGCGCGATTTGATGGCTCAGATTAAGTTTGATGTGACTCATGTCCCATTATATAAAACCCATCCGATGTATTTGGATAATAATGGTAATATTGATACGCATAAGGTTGTATCTGCTTCAAGACAAAGAGACATGATTATTTACATATATGCTAAGTTGAACAAAGACCCATACGAGGTCAAACAAAAAAAAGCAATAAATATTGAAAGGGAAAAAGATGGCTAAAGAAGAACTGACTAACGAGGATATTAACGCAAGAAGAATAAGAGAAATCGAGCAAAAGCATAAGGAGGAAATGGATGCGTTAAAAACTCAAATACAGTTATTGCAGATTATAGCAAAACAAGGGTCAGAAGCGCCGTCAAAGGTATTGAATAAAGAGGTCATTCAAATCAATATGGACGGCAAGAAGTATTTTTGCGAATCTTCTGAGGAAAAGGCTATATTTTTTAAGAATCATCCAGAGGCGAAGAAATACAAATGCCAGGACTGCAAAGAAAGATTTGTGGTTCCTGCGGTAGAGGACGGCAAAATACTCGTATGCCCGAAATGTCGCTCGAAAGGTATATTTGTTAATACTGAAGCGTTTGTTTATGAACTGCCAATTTTCATAGCCGACCCTTACCTGAATGACCCGGAAAACAAGAAACATTTTGAGCGAAAGGATAAAAATGAATGACAAAGAACCACCATTTGAGGCACAAGCAAGCCGTGAACTAACTAAAGAAGAAAGAGCAATAGTGAAGTTGCAGGAGGCTGTTAGTGGCACAGCACCTGTTAGCAAGAATACTCTTATAAAAGAGGCCATAAAAATACTGAAAGGATAAATGATGCCTGAAGAAACATCAACCGAGGCAACAGCGACAGAAACGGCAACGGCAACAGCAGAGACGGCTTCTGTTTCATTGGTAGGAAAAGATGGCAATTTCGTAAAGGATTGGCACAAATTGCTTAAAGACGAATCCTTGCACGGCGATAAGACTTTGCCAAATTTCAAGGAGCCAGAAACTCTTGCCAAAAGCTATGTTCATATTCGCAAGCAAGTGCCTTTGGACAAAATTGCAATTCCCAACGATGCCACAAGTGATGAAGAATGGGATGCGTGGCATACTGCCGGTGGCCGTCCGCCTGCGGCTGTGGATTATAATATAACCAGACCGGAAGATTTCCCAGAGGAACATTGGAACGCCGACCTTGCTCTTGCTGCACAGGATTTGTTTCACAAGATAGGTTTGAACCAGAAACAAGTTGCTGCGCTAATGGAGTTCAATAATGCAAATGTTTTGACTGCAATGAAAGCTCAAGTCGATGCGATTGTCTCTTTTCGTCAAGAATCCAAAAATAAGTTAATGCAAGAAGAAGGCAATGCTTATGAGCAAAGAAGGCATATGGGCAATTATGCTATTGAAAAAGGAACAAATGGTGACAATGAACTCAGGGATAGATGGTTACAGACACCATTAAAAGATGGGGGCGTGATTGGTGATTTAGTTGATACATCAAGAATACTATCCAATATCGGCAGCAAGTTCGCCGAGCACGGCGATATTGTATCTTCCAAGATTGCTACGCCTGGCGATATACAGGAGCAGATAACGAAAATTATGGCAGACCCGAAATATACACATAAAGATAAAAGGGTACGACAACCCTTGATTGATAAAATAATGAAATTACGAGAGGAATTAAGACAAAGCACTAATAGATAAGCAATAACGCCCTATTGGTGTAATTCATTGGACAACCTTTTACGAGGCCCAAAAACGGCGGTAATCCGCCCGCTTACCAGCGTTAGGTAGGATAGGCCCGATTGTCGGACAACCATTCCGCAGTAGTTTGAAACGACAATTAAAGAGGTTTTCTAATGAGTGTTCAAATACCAGTAGCATTTGTTGACCAGTACAAGGACAACATTCTGCTCTTATCCCAGGAAGAAACAGCACTTCTCCGGGGATGTTGCAGAATGGAGGACATGACTGGCGACACAATGTATGTCGAGCGAATCGGTGCTACGTCGATGCAGCCGAAGAATGTTCGACACGGGAACACCCCGCAGATTGACACACCGCACTCAAGACGCAAGTTGTCGGTAGCCGACTACAACTGGGCTGACCTGATTGATAGTACCGATAAGCTCAAAATGCTTATCGACCCTCAATCGGTTTATGTCCGAAACGCAGTTGCGGCTGCCAATCGCCAGATAGACGATGTTATCATCGCAGCCCTCGGTGGAGCCGCTTACAGCGGCCATACAGGGGGTACTACGGTCAATAACTATGACGTAGGCGAATGTCGTCTCGTAGATGGTGATGGCACGATTGCTGCTGCCGGTAGTAACCATAGCGCCGTTACAGAAACGGCGTTGACTATCGCCAAACTTTTGACTTGCAAACAACTTCTTGATGATGCGCATATCAACGATAGAAGGCAGCGTTATTTCCTCTGCAACCCTTATAACATCAACCAATTACTCAACACCACTGAAGTTAAGAGTGCGGACTATAACACTGTAAGAGCGCTGGCTCAAGGCCAGATAGATACATTTATGGGATTCAAGTTCATCAAGCATACAGAACTTCCTGCGGATACCGAAGATGCAGGATGTACCGTATGCTACGCATTTGCGCAAGATGCTATCGTGCTTTCAATTGCCGAGGAGCCGACAGTCCGAATTGATGAGCTTCCCACGAAATGTTACAGCGTGCAGATTTATGTGGAACAAAGTCTCGGTGCAACCAGGGTAGAAGGCCCGGCGGTGGTCGAAATCGACCTTGAAACGCCCTAATTAAAGGAGAATTAAAATGAGTTCAGTATTTACATTACCTCATCAGCCTATTACTTGGGGTGGAGGCCCGCACGATTACACTTCTTCCTCTGGAGTCCATGAACGTCAACTTGCTTACTACACAGCTGAGACAACCCAGAGATATGTCTGGGGCACTCGTGGTATTACTTGGGATGGAAAAGTATTTAGATATTCCCGTTCCAAAGATACTTTGTACGCTGGTTATGGCGCAGTTAATGCTGCTACGGTAACTGTGGCAGAATTAATTAACTCAAACCACACCCTGACTATTGAAATAGGTGACAGGGCGGTTTTGGTTACTATAGCTGCTGCCGAAGGTTACGGCGCTGGCGCTATAGCCAAAGATGAGCTTGCAGGTGCGCAACTTGTTGTCGGGCACGGAGCGGCAGCCACTACTGAAACAAGGACAGTGGTTGGTAACGAGCCAGTTGTTGCTGGTGGTGGGACAATAATGGTTTATGTAGATTACCCATTCGCCATTCAACACACAACAGGCTTTATGGAATTGCCGTTAAATGCTTACGGTTATCTCGCAAAGAAAAACAACCAGGTTGCCTCTGTTATGGGCGTGCCAAACATTTATGTTACTACAGGTTACAATCTCTGGATTCAGACTTGGGGATTGTGCTGGTGCGTACCAGGTGGTGCTGATGCTGATATTGCTTCTACTGCTGATAACAGAGAGTGTGTTTTTGTTGGAGACGGTTCTGTAAACGGCTCAAACATAATTACGCTTGAAAACGGTTTTCAGAGGGCAGGTTTCGTCACAGATGCATCGCAAACAGGAACAGGTTGTATGCCAATGGTAATGCTACAGATTAGCATTTAAGTTTAACTGGGAAGGGGTCGGTCATTTTTTCCTTTCCGGCCCCAACCCTTAACTAAGGAGAATTTATTATGGCAGAAGAAAAAGAACCAGAGAAAACAGAATCAGCAGAAGAATATCAGCAAAGGCGAGTCGAAGAAAGAGAAAAGGCTGCACGTGCAGATTCTTAAACGAGCAAAAAACGCTGAAATGGACATTGTTTCAGTTACTGAATCTGAGAAGAATGTTCGTGAGGAAGTTTTGCGCAGAAATGCCAAAGCAGGATATACCACAAGGTACGGTGAGCCTACGTATTCCACAAAGATACAGGTCACCGTACCTTTTGGTGAACAGAAACTTAATATATGGCCGAGAGACGAAAACGGCAAACTAATAGGAGAATAAATTATGGGAACGGCAACGACAAATGATATTTTTTGGGCATTTGTTCATTACATCAAGAACAATCGTTTCAAAACAGTAGATTCGATGAATGAAGATGATTTGGACGCAATGGCAGAAGGATTTGCAAGGGAAAACAGTACGGAGATTACCGATGCTACTCCCGATGCTAATCTACTTCTCGGTTCTGAATGGAGTAGTGTCGAATGGCCTGGTGCTATTAGCGCTTACAGAACCAGGGCGACCTGCGACCAAGCGGATTATCCCGAAGGTCACTTCAAAAAAGCTAAATACGGAGCATAAGGAGAATAAATTATGGCTTTAGCAGCATCAAATACAGGTGTACTAAGAAACTTATCACAAGACCTGCCGCTGGGGGCTACACGTCACTTTCTTAATGTATCAGATAACAACTCTGCAACTGCAGAGTCACTGGTAGCTGCCCCTGGTGATGGACGAAAGTTAATACTCACACATATTACAGTGGGTACACTTACCGCACAGTCAATTTCGATTCTCGATGGCGCTACGACTACATTGTTTGGGCCGGTACAGTTAGAGGCTGCTGGTATAATTTACAGCAAGGACTTCAAATGGGGTATTTCTCTGACAGCCAATACTGCTATGTATGTCGATTCTGATAGTGATGTTCTGTATCATCTTTACATCGAATACATTGATTCACCGGCATAAGGAGATATTATGGCTTCGCCTACAACGAAGACGGATTTGTGTAATATGGCCTTGGGCAGAATAGGCCATAAGACAGTAACGGTCGCTCTGATTACAGCCGATACCGACCCTACAGCCGTTAAGTGTAACCTTCATTACGAACAGACCAGAGATGCTCTGTTAAGGTCTTACTGGTGGCGGTTCGCAGGGGCAAGGATAAGGCTTGCTTCGTCTTGGGTGACGGCTACGGCTTACACAACCGACCAGTACGTATCGAATGATTCTGTCTGGTATAAATGTCTGCTTGCTCATACTTCCGGCGACTTGGACGATGAGCCTGGAACCGGCGTTGTTGAAGCTACTTATTGGACTACGCTCACAGCGGTTGATTATACTCCTGTTAATGAGTGGGACTTTATGTGGTCTTTGCCGGCCGACTTTTTGGCGAGCAGGTACACTTACGATGACAATGATGCTCACCGTTCCGTGTATTCCTTTATAATCGAAGGGACTAAGTATTACACCAGAGAGACTTCGGTAGATTATGTCTATACCAAAAAAGTAGAGACCGTTGCATCATTCGACCCGCTTTTCATCGAAGTCCTTGTCCTATCACTTGCCGTTAAGTTATGTATGCCAATTACGCAGGACAAGGAAATGTACGTCCTTCTCAAAGATGAACTTTATGGTACTGCAAGGAAACCAGGCTTAATGTCAAAGGTCAGGGCAATGGACAGGCAGGAGCAGAACACTAAGGGTCTTTTCGATTACAATACATGGCTTGCCGCATTTAGAACATCGAGAGACCCGACCAAGTTAGGGAGTTCTTAATGCTATCGGTAATTATACCTTCGTGCAATGAACAGTTCTTACAGCCGACCATAGACGGTCTGATAGAGTCTGCCGAAGGTGATATTGAGATTATAGCTGTTCTTGATGGTGACTGGCCTAAAGTACCTATTAAGGACGACCCGCACGTTGTTCTGATACATCACACAAGACACGGTATGCGTGAAGCCATAAACGAGGCCGCCCGAATAGCTAAAGGCAAATACATAATGAAGTGTGACGGACACTGTTCGTTCGATAAGGGCTTTGATATTAAACTTGCTGCGGATTGCGAACCTGACTGGCTGGCCGTGCCTACAAGGTATAGTCTGGACGCTGAGAAATGGAAGAGAAAGCCCGACGATAGTAAGACAGTAAATTATCTATACATTATCCCGCCCATAAAGAAAAAGCCCGAAGACGGAAGGTATTGGGAGCCTGGGTATAGCGGAGTAATCTGGCGAGGGTACGAAGAAGAAAGGAATCGCAAAGACGTTTTAATAGACGACCTGATGACCTTTCAGGGTTCCTGCTGGTTTATGCACAGAGACTATTACTTCAAGATAGGGTGTATGGACGATACGATTGGCGGCACATTCACACGCGAAGCGCAGGAATTAGGTAATAAGGTATGGTTATCTGGCGGGAGGGTCATTCGCAATAAAAAGACTTGGTATGCACATTTACACAAAGGCAAGCAGTACGGACGTGGCTATTACTTGGCCCGAAAGGAAATACAACAAGGTTCTGAACGAATTGTCGATTACTGGATGAACAATAGGTGGCCTGGCCAAATAAGAGACTTCAAATGGCTCATTGACCATTTTGCGCCAGTACCAGGATGGGAAAAATACGAATGGACATCTTGATAAGTACAGCTCTTTTGAATTATACAGGCGTTCCTACCTATACGCTAACGCTTTATAACCAGCTCGTATCAAGAGGTCATAAGGTTGTTGTTTATAGTCCCGAAGGTGGCGCACTGGCGGCACGTATGAATACCATATCATCGTTGTTATTGGCTGAAAGGCCGGACGTTATTCTCGCACAACACGGCACGTTAGCGAGAGAGATGAGAAACAAGTGGCTTGATACACCGATGATATTCACTTCGCACGGAATACTACCTGAATTGGAACAGCCGCCGGTGGATATTCATATTGATAAGTACATCGCAGTCAGTGAAGAAGTCTTATTGAATTTAGCCTCTTACGATATTACAAACGTACAAATAGTACGAAACTTCATTGACACCGATAGATTTCATTGCACAAAGCCTGTCAGCGAAAAACCTAAACGGTTATTATTTTTAAGTAACTTCAAAAGGTGGCGGACATACGAAACTATTCAAAAAGCGTGTAAAATAATAGGTATCGAGTTCCGCCACCTTGGTTACACCTCACATCCCAAATATAACGTAGAGGACTATATAAACGAAGTGGATATAGTCATATCTCTTGGCAGAGGGGTACTTGAGGCAATGGCCTGTTGCCGTCCTGTGATAGTCTTCGACCGCAGACGTGGCGATGGTTATATCAATAAAGATACTTATCGAAGAAGTCGAATGAATAATCTTTCAGGCAGGGCTTATAGTCTTGAATGCAAAACCAAAGTCTTTACGGGTTTAATATCTCAATACAAACCCGAAGATGGTATTACGAACAGGAACATAGTTCTGGAACATCACAACCACGTCAAGGCTGTTGATACCATTATGGAAATTATCAAGGAGGTAACGTGAGACCAGAACAACATATTCGTTTTAGCTCACATTTACCATTGTTGATAAGGATGATAATTGAGACTACAGGTGATGTTCTGGAATGTGGTACAGGATTGTTCAGTACGCCGGTTTTGCATTGGTTGTGCGTTCCAGATAAGAGAAGACTTGTATCTTATGACAGTAACATAAATTATTACAAGATAGCCACGCAATATGTGTGTGAATTTCATATTGTTAATTACGTAGAGGACTGGGACAAGATAGATATTGAAAAGCCTTGGGACGTTGTCTTTATAGACCATGAATGGAATAGGCGCAACATAGAAGCTCGCAGAGTGGCCGATTATGCAAAGTTTGTAATAATACACGATACCTGTGGTAGAGACGAAAGATATTATCATTATAAAGAAACATATCCACTCTATAAATATAGTTATCAATTCTTAACCAGACCCAGAACGAAGGTATTAAGTAATTTTGTGGACGTTAATAAGATAGGACTATGGTAATAAGTTATTGCATACCAATTAGGAACAGGATAGACGACTTGAAGCAATCGCTGGTAGCGGTAATTGCGGCGGCGAAGAGGAGTCCGCCGGTGGAGATTGTTATATTGGACTATGATTCAGATGACGGTTTGGAGGAATATGCCAAGACCCTGCCGCAACTCAAAGACGGTAACAACATAGTATATGTAAAGCATACGGGACATAAATACTACCACATGGCGAAAGCAAGAAACCTCTCAGCATTGGCCGCAAGTGGAGAATATCTTGTTTTGGCCAATGCGGATAACCTGCCGTCTGGATACTTCTTTCATGTGATAAGGGTTTTGATAGATGCAGGAGCGGTCTGGATGATACCCGGCCCTTGGGATTCACTTTTGGTTATTCAAAAAGAGGAATTTATTGATGCTGGTGGATTCGATGAAAGATTCGAGTTCTACGGCCCTGAAGATAAGGAGTTAGTGGAAAGGCTTCGCCGCAGGGGGACAAAACATAAGATATACTCACGTTCATTGATTCCTGCGGTCTATACTCCTGATGTAAAAAAAGAATCAGGATACCGACTAAAAATACCAAAACAGAAAATGCACAATCTTATGATGAAATATTTTATCGAGAACAGAGAGAATAAATTGTTAGTGGCAAACCCCGATGGCTGGGGCAAAACTTGATTCCTTGAAAGGGAAAAAATGAAAATGATAAATGGATGTATCAGTAATAATACCAGCACGTAATGAGATGTTCCTTGCCGGAACTATCGAGAAGATTCTGTCTGCAATTAAGGCGGACACGGAGATTATCGCTGTCATTCAGGATTACTGGCCTGAACCACAGATAAAAGATGACCCCCGCGTAACCATAATCCACCATACCACACCAATAGGCCAAAGGGCTGCCGTCAACGAAGCTGCAAATCTAAGCCGGGCTAAATACATTCTCAAAACGGATGCTCATTCAATGCTCGATGAAGGTTTTGACGTTAAGTTAATGGCCGACTGTGAGTACGACTGGACTGTTCTTCCCCGAATGTATAATCTTCACGTCTTTGATTGGGTCTGCGAGAACGGGCATAACTTCTATCAGGACAAATTCGGACTCAAAAAAGAGAACAAATGCCCGAACTGCCAGTTTCCTCTAAAGATGAAATATATCTGGAAGATTCGCAAGAGCAGAAAAACAGATTTTATGTGCCTCGATAAAGACTTGAGGGTTCAGTATTGGGGCAGTTATGGAGAGAGGCCGGAGGCTAAAGGTGACATAGTTGACGTTATGAATGGTCAGGGGGCGTGCTGGTTTCAACATAGAAAGAGGTTCTTAGAGTTAGGCGGCCTCGATGAAAAGCACGGCAGTTGGGGACAAGTCGGCGCTGAAATCGCTTGTAAGGCTTGGTTGTCTGGCGGCAGGCATGTAGTCAATAAAAAAACTTGGTTCGCCCATATGTTCCGTACTACGGGGCCGTTTGGCTTTCCTTATAAGATACACGGTTCAGAACAGGAGAAGGCACGTCAGTATTCGCGTGACCTCTGGAAAAATAACAAGTGGCCTTTGCAGAAGCGAAAGTTTCAATGGCTCATAGATAAGTTTGCTCCCGTTCCTACGTGGCAGGCACGTCAGGATTTATCTAAAGGTTTGGTGTACTATACCGATAACAGGGCTTCCGAGCAGATAGTTCAAGTCAATCGCAAGCTCCTTAATAATATGGGATTCCCTATCGTATCCGTTTCGTTGTATCCCATTGATTTCGGTACGAACATCGTACTGCCGGACATTAGAGGTCGTGTAACAATGTTCAAGCAGATTCTTGCCGGTCTGGAGGCTCTGGATACGGACATTGCCTTTCTGGTCGAACACGATATGTTATACCATCCTACCCATTTCGATTTCACGCCGGATTTGAAAGATGTCTATTATTACAATACTAACACTTGGAAGTTGCGGGAGAGTGACGGACAGGCACTTTATTACTATACCCAGCAGACTTCAGGTTTATGTGCCTATCGAGAGTTACTCGTAGAACATTATCGCAAAAGAATTGAGAGGGTCGGCAACAATGGTCACGACTACAAGATAGGATACGAACCTGGCACACACGCTTTTCCGAGGGGCATTGATAACTACAAAGCGGTTTCTTGGGAGTCTCAATTCCCGAATATAGATATTCGACACGCATATAACCTGACCGCCAACAGGTTCAGGCAAGACCAGTTCAGAAGTCCGAAGTCTTGTCAGGGCTGGCTAATGGCGGACGAGATACCCGGATGGGGTAAAACAAAAGACAGATTCAATGAATTCTTGAAGGAGATTAAATAATGGCAGCGGTAGATACAATTTTAATTTTAGATGGGATTATGCACCAGAAGGAAACAACTTCTGACATTTATACCCAAGACCATGCAACGAACTCGTCTGTATATAGCAACCAGTTTCACATACCACTTGTATATAAGGCAGCAAGGGTAATCTATAACGGAGCTTACGACCCTGATGGTGGTAGAGTTCATTATCGAACTAAGTTATTGAGGACAACATCAATTACGACACCTACGAAAACAGCTAATCAAGAGGATGCTTGGTTGGCATTAACACCGCCAGCCGTTGCCGAGAGTTCGGCTTTTGATACAAGTGCTTCATGGGACTCAATTATTGCTGTTGATGTATGTCAATCTTCGGTAACTGCAAACACAACCGGCATTGAAGTTATTGTTCAGGGCAGGAAAGAAGATTCTGTTGACGAATGGGTAACAATAACAAAAGTTAACGTACTGGCATATGCTGCCGTAGCTGTTAAATCCGACTTTGCAGCACAGGAAGCGGCAGCGCAAACTACACTTTCTGTAACAGACCCAACAACCGGCAAACTTACTCATCTTGGTAAGTTTGTTTTCCTTGAGGATACAGTTACGATAAATAATAGCGAAATAGCTTTTGTCGTTGAATGTGGAGCTGATGCCTAATGGGTTGGCCATATCAACAAAAACCACCTATGGGATGGCCATTAGACTACGATAGTGGTCTTGTGCCTGATGCTGGCTTCTGGCCTATGCTTGAAGGCTCAGGCGGTCAAGTCTTTGATTTGAGCGGGAATGGTACTACTGCAACATTGATGGGTACTGCTGCTTGGTCAACTGGCTCAATGGGGTCTCAGATAACTACAGATGATAATGGTGATAATCATATTTTAATTAATACCCCATATCACGATTACAGTAATGGTTTTACATGGGTTTATTGGGCGAAAATTACAGAACCAGCAGCATTATGGAGTGAAGACACTATAATATATGGTTATCGAGACGATGATAACACAATAATGCTCTCTTTGGAACATCGAGACGGGACTTTATATTGGTTTAATATAAGAATTGAATTTGGTGGTACAGTAGTATCAACCAAAAAGGTTTATACGGACGGTTGGCCTTTTGGAAATAGCATAGCTTGTTTTGTTGTTTCATGGGACAAGGCTACAATTCGGTTATATGCAAATGGTGTTGAACTTGTATCAATAGCTCAAGTCGCTGCACCTACAAATACAATGGGGCCAAGAACACTTGGCTCTACTTGTGCATGTGACTCAGTTATTTTTTCAGAATATTTACGTGCCTTATCTGCTTCTGAAATATCCCAACTCTACCGAGAGCCATTTTGTATGTTCAAAGACCCTGCCGAGATTGCTCTTCTCGGTGGTTATGTGTCAACAGGGGCATCGGTTAGCCCGTCTGCGTCAATATCACCGAGCGATTCCGTTAGTCCGAGTATATCTCCGAGTGCATCAGTTAGTCCATCGGCGTCTGTTTCTCCGAGCATTAGTCCTTCGGCATCTGTCTCACCGTCGATTAGTCCTTCGGCCTCGATTAGTCCTTCAGCTTCTGTTAGTCCAAGTATCAGTCCGTCCGCTTCAATTTCTCCTTCGGCTTCCGTCAGTCCATCCATAAGCCCATCAGCGTCTATCTCGCCGTCTGCGTCAGTATCACCGAGCATAAGCCCGTCAGCATCGGCTTCACCAAGTATTAGTCCATCTGCCTCGGTGAGTCCGTCAATTAGTCCGTCAGCATCAATTTCACCGTCTGCGTCTGTGAGTCCAAGCATTAGTCCCTCGGCATCGGTTAGTCCTTCTGCATCGGTTTCGCCATCAGTCAGTCCGAGCATTAGCCCTTCTGCTTCGATTTCGCCTTCAGCTTCAATTTCACCATCCATCAGCCCATCGGCTTCGCCGAGTTTGACAGGTTCGATTAGCCCGTCGGCATCCGTGAGTCCGAGCGCCAGTCCTTCTATTAGTCCGTCTGCTTCAGTTTCGCCTTCAATTTCACCGTCTGCTTCAGTTTCGCCTTCGATAAGTCCTTCTTCTTCGGCGTCACCATCTATATCCCCATCTGCATCCGCAAGTCCGTCATATTTCTTCGGTGGTATCAATTACGAAGGCCCGATTACTCACATAAAAGTAGTGGGTGGAATAGTGACAGAAGTGAGGAATCTTACCAGTAGTACAAGGAGTGTCTTTTAATGGCAACAACTAATATACCTGTGTTATCATCAAATACCGG